GTCCCCAATCACTTCACTTTATTTTTGAATGGGGGGGTTATAACCTTCTGGCATCCTCACAGAGTAACCGTATCTGCTCTGCAATCCTTACGGCACTATCAATTTTATGTTCTGCTTTTGATATACTGTTTTTATTTTCATCCGAAAGCCTTTCCAGTATCTCAATTTGACTTTCCAATACTTTCTTATAATCCATATTTATCACTCCTTCGTCTATTGTGTGTACTGCTCGAACCACTTCTCAATATACCCACGCCATTCATCTTGTCTATAGCGTCTGCCCTCATCCATACTTAAGCGACTTAGACACTCCTCCTGACTCACATCACAGAATACTAACTCTGCTCCCAGGTCACTGACAAGTTTCTCCCGCTTATACTTGTCAGCATAACCACCAACAATGTAAGCGTTATGCCACTTACCATAACGGGTTTTTATATTGTCAATCAGTAGGCTGTGTACACCCATAACGTTAGTCAGTAAGTTATCTGGCTTATCGTAGTACGGCAAACCTGATAGAGCAGCATACAGCATGTCCATGTCAATGACGATATCCCCACGCTGGACATGTTCCTGCACATACTGAGCTTTGCCGGACAGTGGTGGGCCGTAAACAATGTAGACGGTTCTACCCTTCTTTTGATGCCCAAAGCGTTTGTGTATGATATTATGGCACCCAAAGCACACTAAGTCCACGTTCTCAGGATTAAGACTGATACTGTAATCCATCACGTTCTCAGGAGTAAGTTCAATCTTGTGATGTCCAATAATATCAATTGACCTTGGGATTATCTTGCCACACCCTTGACACTTATTACCCCGCTCAGCTATCAGCATCAAGCGGAAACTAATCCAAGGATCCGATGATAGAAAAGCTTTTATAATCGCATGTTTGGACATCAAAACACCTTCATCCTGTCCATTTCTTTGGTATGTTCAAACCGTTCACGTTCAAGCTGCAGCTTCTTTTCGTCATGTGCTTTCTTATGCTTATGCTCTGGGTTCATCTCAAAATATTTAGCCAGCCAATCAAGTGCCTTCTGTCTATCTTCAAGTTTAATACTAGCCCCTTGCCTGCTAGTTTTAATCTCACATATCAGACCACCGTCTACATGACTACTAGACTTAAACCTCAATACATTAACTGGCTGATATATAATTTCCCCATCCTTATCCCTTACTAATTGGCCATCAACAACCATAGGAATTTCTTCCATACCAAAATCAGAGAAGTCAGTCATATCAGCAAAAGCTATTCTCATGTATCGTTCTACTATGTCATCCTCACCCAACATAATAGATTCTTTTTTAAGCTGCTTCAGGTGATTTATGTATTCCCTAACATTAGGCTTTCTTAGGTTTTCGCATCCTATAACAAATGCTGAGACAGGAGAGTAACCTGCTTTAATAGCTGCTTGCGTAGCGTTAAAATTTCTTACATATATTTCTGCAAACAATCTTTGCTTTTCGGTTAGATTATAGCTGTCCTCCTCTTTCATATGTTTGCTTTCTTTTTTTTCTGAAAGGTTCTTTTTTGGTTCGGTTCGTTTTACCTTTTTGCGGTTCGGTTCGGTTCGCTGGTTCCTCTGTCTTTCCTCGCTTCTCCAGCGCTTTATAGTTCCCTCCGGTACCCCTGATTTTTTAGCCGCTTCTCTTATGGTAGATGACTCGGCAAGTGCCAATATCTTTTGTTTTTGCTTTTCTGTCCACTTAGCCAAAGTCACCACCTACATTCTATTTACAAACTATTTCCCATCAAAAACCACACTGCGCCAGCAAACATAAACACGTAACAAATAAAGAATAGTATCGCCAGAATAAAATCAAGTATAGTTAATTCACTGCTTTTATCTTTATTTTTGTGAAGTATAGAATTCTTTTTACGAGACAATACAATCACCTCAAAAAACAAAAGAAGCCTCGCGGCCTCTCATTTCTTTCTATATTTTTCCTTGAACTTCTCCATCATCTTTTCTTTATCTGACTTAATATTCTTGTACCAACCTGGCACAAGCTCCCACTTACCGTTGATGTATATAAAATCGTTCGGATTAACCGGACTTACTAACAAGGGGTCTGCGCCAACAACTTTCCTGAGCATCTAAATTACCCCCTCATACATATGTTGCGATCGTATGACAAGCCCAATCTTTTTTTCTGCCCTTATGACAAATCTCTGAACGCTGCCCTTTGTACACCCCATCAGCGTTCCGGCCTGAGAAAAAGAATAGCCTCTCCCCCGAACTAAATCAAAAGCATAGCGCTCCCGCTCGGTTAGGTTTTTCATCAAACCATCTAACAGATCTAAAACATGTTCGGGGGCAGAATCTGTGGAAGCTCTGTTGGTAATAAACTGCGACAGTCCAGCAGGATCAACGGATATTTCCCGTTTTTCCTTGGGTAGTCTACCTACTTGCCAGGTGGTTCCCGGTATGCTCCCAGTCTCCATGATCTCAATCGCATAGTTAGCATCAGAAATCATGCTACTGCTTTCCACTGGTACCACTTTAGCCGTGCGTAAATTTTTTATTGACTGCTTGTATTCCTGAATCAAACCCTGCATCAAATCCACCCCCGAAAATATGTATTAGCCAGGCGTCAACCTGGCTTGTGTTGCTTATTAATCCATGTCCTCTGCATGATCGCAGCTGATACAGTCATTTAAGGCCTTGACGGGTGCCAAAATAACACCTTGTCTTTCAGCAATCAGGTAAAGCTGTCTGACTTTCTCATCATAGCTTGCCTGTAATTGCAATACTTTGTCTTTGTATTGCCGCTCTAGTTGTTTATATAGAGCTTGATTCATACGCAAACCCAACATGAAATCGTCGTAAGCAGTGAGTAAGGCGCGACACTCGACAATTAATTGAGTTTCCTCTGGCAACTTAAGTCCGTTAGCTTTTTCATACAACGCATAACAAAAGTTCGGATATGGAGTTATGTGCATATCTTTTCCCCTTGCCTGCATCACCCTACTGAACGCCTTAATCATTTCCCAGTTGTCAAAGCGACTAAGCTCTTCTAGTTCAGTAGCGTAATCCTCAATAATCTCGCCATATTCGGACTTATTTCCGGCTAGCATGTTATCTATAAATAGCTTTTTAAATCCCAGTCTCTTTGCTAAATCAGGATTATTCAAAGCCTCGTAGACCGTGTCGTGGATTTCAGCTCGATCAATCTGCAACACGGCTAAATCCATTAGCCACATTTTGTTGCTGTAATCACTCAATTCCTCAAACTTTTCCTTGAGTGTGCTACCTTTGTCAGTATAATAATAGCCTTGGCTATCATAACTAACATCAGCAAACATTTCGGATAATATGCTCATTTCCTCAGTCTGCACTAAATCACACAAAGCATCATAAATACTAGATGCTGTTGAGTATTTGGGGGTGCCTGTTTCAAACGGATCATTCATTTTTAATCACCGCCACCATCTGAGTCACCACCGAAGAAGTCAAAAAATCCGCACGGCGACGATCCACCACTGCCCTTTGACTTTGATTTTCTGGATCTGCGGAATATAATTATGGCAACAAGAAGAAATAATAAGCCCGCTACTATCCAAAATATTTAAACACCCCTCCTAAGTTCTCGTGAAGGTCGGTCAAGCTGGTTATTTTAGTCATTCTTTTTCTTCCTCAATCTCAAAATCACTAAGATCGCTTTCCCGCACATTCCCCCGTACTACCTCATCCACCATATGCCATTCGTAAGCATCAATCTCACATACAGGATTATCTTCGTCGTCGACTAAAGACATGGGCATGTTGGCGTTAAATAATTTTTCCTTAGCCTCTTCTATGCTGCTAGCTTCAACGCAGAAATTTATTCTAGCAACTACGCTGACCTGGCCGTAAAATTCTTTCATTACCTACGCCTCCCTCTTCCTCTCACCAGACCAAAGCCTACTCCTTGGCCTATGCAAGCTACCCCGCCTAAAATGCTTCTCCGCTGGCTTTCTGACATCCTTGACGGTTTTGAAGTTGACCATGCGCCATAGCGGAGGGTTTTCGATATCTCGTATATCCGGGCCATAAAAACCCGGCAAGTCTGTTATACTAAGTTCTTCGATAAACTTCATTAGTCTCTGTTCGCGCAAATATTCAAGAGGTATCTCGTAAAATCCTAACTCCTGCAGTTCCTGTTCCGAAAGTTGAGACAGCCTTAATCCAACACCCACGACAGCGATTCTAACACACCGCAATCCTCTCAACCTCCCTCTTGCCACCCCTAAGAATTATCGTCCTAACAGACAGCACCCCACGTTCAATCCGCAAAACCGCCAGGTAACCGCCACCTATACTTATTAGCGCAATCCCGTTCCTGCTGAATTTTAGCCCGTCGCCTCTCAAAAGCTCGTTTACTATTTTGCTTATTTTAGCATCGAGCTTTCTACGGCCTTTCATGCCTCCCCGCTCACGGTAACGATTGTAGGCATGGTCTGTAAGCTCTACTTTATATTTCCGATATCCGTACACCCCGCCCCCTCCTTTGGTATCCCTGGCATATTTGCCACCCAGTTTTGCCGTCTATTCCTCCACGAAATCCAGCTCAGGATATTTAAACAGCAGTATCTTCTTTTTCAGCTGGTATTTATCGGTTCTATATCCCTTGATGTCTATAACCTGCACCCTGCCGTCCTTCCATGTAACCCGGAAGTCTGCCCGGTATATAATCGGCCTGATATATTTCCCGTTTCTGCGGTATCCAGGCTGTAGCTCAAAGGAGGGCTGCAGCTCTATCGACAACACTTCACCAGCAGCCTTGAGCAGCTTTAACTCCGCATATCTCCTGGCCTCTTTCTCACTGTCGAAGTTTATGCCGTCAACCGTTTTATGCCTGTTTTTGTACTTGGAGGGGCAGCTACATACCGCCCGCTCCTGTTTTATGTTAAGCCTGGTCATGCGCTTTTCTTGCCTTTCCAGCGCGAATAACCTTTCACAATCAGGTCAAACGCAACGTCCGGAAGCCTTAACTTGAGATAATTTAACTTTTCATTACTTGTCTTCATATTTATCAATACGTCCTGGTTCTTCCGGCAAAATGCGGCAACCTCATCAACCTGCTGCTCTTGCTGCTCGGTTCTTTTACTCACATTTACCCCTCCTGCACTATATTTTCTCCCATACCAGTCAATTGACCATTCACCTGAGCCAGCAAACGCCTGTCTTTCTCCTGCTGAATACGAAACTTTCCGTTCTCCCGGCAATCCCGGAACAGTGCTGCGTCTAAATCCCTATCAGGTGCCAAGCCAAGTAAAATACTGTAGTCCTCGCTGTCTAAAGGAAATTGAAGTAGTTTGTCTACGGTTGACATTATAATTGTACTCATCGGGTGTATGCCCTCTACGTCAGGTAGATATATACCGCCTTGGTTTTCTTGTTGCTCCGGCTCTTCCTGCCCAACCGCTTTCCAGCCCCTCTTCTCCGCATATTCCACAAGGTTTTCTTCTGCCTGCTGCCTCGTTTCCACGTACGGCATAGAAGTTGATCTGACACAAGCAAGTTTCCCGTCCTTGTCAAAAAAAGTCCTGTACCCGCCTAGCGTGCTGTAGGTTACGAATAGCACTCTTCCGTCACTGTCTACGTGGTGACAAGTTTTCTTCAGTGGACTAATTTTTTCTTTATCCGCGTCGATTAGTCCACCTGTAGTTTCGGGCTTTGCCCTGGCTGAATGGTTGGGGCAATCTAATTTTTTGCATCTCTCAGATACTCCGGGATACTCGTCATGTACCATACGTACCCTGTGAATACAGGCCGTGTTGCACATATCGGTTATGGGTAGTGTGTTGTCCCAGTCGCATACAGGTTCTGGTTGCGGCTCTTCCTTTCCCGGAGCCGAAAACCCTCTGCAATCCTTCCAAAGTTTTCTGATATTCTCTGACTCCTGCCAATTTACAGCTACATTTTTAAACTCAGCATTAGCACATCTGACTCGTAAATACCCATTGTGATCCACGGGAGTTTTGAAAATACAGTTTTCGGGGCAGTTTTCGTGCGTGTTTATTGTGCTTTTCATATCAAACTGCGGGCTTTCTTTTACCGGCAAGGCATTGGATTCTACTGCATTTTCTACCTTAGGTATATGTTCGGTATTGTCGAACAAGCCAACATCTTCTGGCTTATTAAACTCACACTCAGCATTGCTGCACATCTTGAACGGCTGGCCCTGGTCTATCACCGTAACGATGTGTTCGCATCCTACCGGGCATTTTGCCGTATAGAGAAAAGTGTTTTTCATAGTCCAGACTGGTTCGTTCACGATTTCTGGTGTTTCGGTAACATTTTCAGCTATACCGGTAACGCTTTCGGGTGTTCTGGCAACGATTTCTAGTTCATCGTCCACACCATCTATATCATCCGCATCCGGGAAGCTAACCTGCTTCCCCTTACTGTGACCCTCGTCCATCAGTGTTCCCCAGCATGTCCGATCCGGATTGATGCAGCGAGTTTTGAAATATCTTTCATCCTGGAAGTTAATTTCTGCCTTGAACGTACAGGTATTACATTTAGGGCTCCGCATATATTCAAGGGAGTCTGTTGCATGGCCGATGATTACATCGATGCTGGCTGTCGGGAAAGACACTTCTTTGCCTCTGGCCCACATATCTTGTAGGAACGTGTTTTCCTGTTCTGCATCCTCGTTCTGATCGAACAGCATTACATCGTTCCACACGCAGCTTTGTTCCTGCGCTCCTGCTGCCACCGACGCCAATCTGCGGGACTGTTCTGCTATGACGGTATCCATCTTCAATACAACTTCCCTCTCTGCCTCCCGTTCTGCCCTCAGCCTCTGGCGTTCTTCTTCTTGTCTTGCCAACTCTTCCTCCTGTAGCCTTTTGCGTTCGTTTTCAGCAGCTATTTCCTTGGCAACTTCCTCGCTCTGAACAGCGATTTCTTTGGCTATCTCCCTGACTGGAAGACCTTTATTTACCACGCTCTCAGCCACACGCTCCATAATTTGCTGACCAAACATCAACTTCTTGGCTACCAGAAGTTCTTTGGCATGGCCGGGACCAATTATTCCACGTGAAATATTCCACTGCACGCTTTCCGGCAGATCCAACAGTCTCAACCTATTCGCAATGTGGCTCTGGCTTTTACCAAGTCTTTCGCCCAGGGCTTCTTGTGTTATCCCTGCATCCAGGAGCAGCTTAAATCCCTTGGCCTCCTCGATGGGGCTAACGTCCTTGCGCTGCAGGTTCTCCACAACCATGATTTCGATTTCCTGAGCTTCTGTAAGGCCGCTTTTTATGACTGCAGGTATTGCGACAAGTCCGGCCTCCTTTGCGGCTCTCCAACGACGCTCTCCTGCAACTAGACGGTATGTTGGAGATAGGGTTGGTGCCTCTGTCTCAATCCGCACAACCACGATAGGCTGCAGTACCCCAACGCTCCGTATGCTTGCGACAAGCTCTGCCAGTCCTTCCGGGCTAAAGTCTTTTCGCGGGTTTTGCGGATTCGGAACTATCATGCCAAGCGTTATGTTCATCATCCTGCTCATGCTTTCACTTCCTTTTTATGCGTGATTATGCGGCATTACCCATATTTCCTGATTACTCAGTTCCCATGCATCAAGCTTGCTCAGCAGCAGTGTTCTCAGTATTTGTTCCCCGATAGCTCGTGCTGCCGGTGGCGGTACCGCATTTCCGATCCTCTCCCGCCACTTTGCATCACTTTTGCCAGCCAGTACAACCGGGATCCCATCAGGCATGTAAAGCGGAAATCCTTGGAGTGCAAGCAGTTCCCACGTTGTCAGGGGTCTGTGCCAGCTTCCGTCCAGGGCTACGATTATCCAAACGCCGGATTCAGTGTCTTTCGGAATTCTGGGATCTGCAACTGCCGTATTTCCGGAATGAATGTCGGCACCGGTAACCGTCTTTGCTGGGTCTGACCAGTCCTGCACGCCATAGCTGCCTGCCCTGCATTCGCATCCAAGGCGTGGGTCAACTACAGATTGAGCTCCTGACTGAATATCTACCGTACCCGTCACAGTAGAAGCAGGTTTTTCCCAGTCAATTAACTGGTATTTATTCGAGTAGCCGCCTCCTGTTCGGGGGTCACTCACCACAATTGCCCCGTTGTTAGGTCTCATAGCACCTGTCACGGTTGGAGATGTTTTGTCCCAGCGACAAACTTTATATATCGTATGATGTGTCCCATCTTTGAATCCAGTCCTTGGATCTGCAACTACAGCAGGGCAGTTGCTGCTTGATGCTGACGCACTTCCGGTAATTGCCTGTGTCGGTTTATCCCAGTCCAGGACGCCCATGAGCCCCGGACTGCCGTTAAATTTTTTCCCCATCTTTTCAGAGAGTCTTGGGTCTGCTACTGCAGAGGCCTGACTACCTCCTACTCGCGCTTGACCTATCACCGTACAGGACGGATTTTCCCAGTCTAAAACGCCCAGTGCTGCATTTCTCGGTATATGTTCAAGCCGGTATTCTTCCGGCGCTATCTTTTCGAGGTCCCGCCAATCCCCTCCAGCCGGTATAAGAGCTAACCTTACCCACGTTTTCCACTGCAACCGGGGTAGTCTGTGCATTATCCCACCTGCTGGACTGTCCGGCATAGGCAACGGTCCCAATATTTCACCGATACTGCGAACATGTAATTTGGGTGGCTGATACACAAAGTTCTGCACTTTCACCGGGTTCCGGGCTATAAGAAGGTATCTTTTTCGGTGCTGCCCCAGGCCACCCAGCTCGCCGCAGTCGTGATATCCTTCGTGAAAAACATAACCCGCGCGACTCAGCAGTCTTTTGATTTCCTGCAGTAAATCTTTGCCCCGTGTCGTGATTCGCGGTACGTTTTCCATGAGAATTATGCCGGGAAGATCGTTAGCGAAGGCCTCCAAAGTTAAGCGCAAACCACGTACAGTCAAGCGGTTTAAAGCTTGGTATTTCTCGCTTGCCGCTGATTTACTCGGCAGTAATCCGCTAAACCCTTTGCATGGTGGACTAGTAAACACAACATCAGGATATATTAGTCCAGCAGCTTCTCGTAAATCATCTGGGGTCACTTCTTTCCAGCCCACAGGAGGCTCCTGCCCGTGGAAGGAAATATAATCATCCCGGCTAAACAGGTCCATCTGCACCGCTGGGACTCCGGTGAGCGTCTCGAAGTCTTTGCAGGCGTCCGGGTCGCAATCTATGCCGGCTAAGGTGATGAAATTAGCATTTATCCCCCGGTAT